GTCGCAAGACATGCCCTCAAAGCGGACATGGAATTGGCCGTCGCGCGTGTTGACGGTCGATCGCTCGGCCCGCCAGGCGCGGCGCAAGACGTACACCGTGCCGTTGGCCGCCTCGACGGTGATCGTCGAGTCGGTGACCGCGTCGATTGCCTCGACGCTCGTGCCTTCCAGCGTCGAGACGTCGCCGGCGACATACGGCACGATCGGCAATTCGGAATAGCCGTGCACCGCGTCCTGCCCGGCGATGCCGGTACGCTCGTAGCGTGACGGCATGACCTCCAGATTGCCGCGGACGGCCAGTTGCCGGCCGTCGACGGACCAATAGGCGATGCCCGCAAATCGGTTTGACATGGATCGAGCTCCTTTCGTTTTCGGTTAGGCCGCGAGCGCGAGCGGGAATTGCAGGCGGAATTGCGCGAGCACCGCGAACATTCGCATTTGGTTGATGACGTCGGGCGGGTAGAGGACGTTGACCCGGTTTGGATCGACGTCGTCGCGCTCGACGATGAGCGCGGCCTTGAAGGCGTCGCCGTTCTCGACGAGGCCGTCGTATTCGCATTGTCGGTACTCGGCGACGAGCTCGGCGCGGATGATGTTCGGCGTCACGATCGCCTGGCCGGGCCCAAACCGCGTGCCGTTGTCGGCGAGTTTCGAGCGCGGGTATTTGTTGGTGATGGATTGCCGCATCCGCCGGAACAGCTCGGCCAATGTGGCGAGCGTCGTCATGAGCTCGTAGGCGTTGTCCTGTTGCCCGAGCGTGTTCTTTTGGTAGGTCGTTTGCTCGCGTGCGAGCGACGATATCTCGCTGGCATTGACGATTTGAATGGCGAGGCCGACGCCGGCGAGCGCGTTCAATTGCGTCTTGTTAAAGCGCAAATGTTTCGGCGCTGGCGTGATGCCGTCGAGGCTCAGGGTTTGCAACGGCCGCGCCGGGTCGATCGACAAGGCCCCGGCGGCGCGCGCGCAATAGGCGCCGACCCACTCATAGAGCGGCGACGGCGAATCCGGCTCGATCGCCAGGAGCGACACAACGCCGGAATTGTTGGTCGGGCCGTAGGAAAACAGGTTGGCGTAGGTGTCGCGCTTGGCCGAGATCACATGGCCGTAAACCTCGCGCAACCAGCCCCACCGTCCCGAGTCGGAGAATCCATATTCGGTTTCCCAGGCGATCAAGGTGCCGCTGTCGTTGAACCCGAGGCCGACGTATTCGTAAGGCTCGTCGCCGAGGTTGGCGATCGCCGTCGTCCAGGTCGGCACGCCGACGCCGCCCGAGAGGACGGCGGGCGCCGGCAAGGTAACGGCAAGCCCGAGCGGCAACATTTCGCCGCCGTTTGGCCCGAGCACGTTGAGCGCGAGGCCGATATCGTTGCCGGTCAAGCCTTTCCATTTGGCGGTGAGCGTCACAACGCCGCCGGCCGCCGCCGCGGTCACCGGCAAATCGGGCAAGGCGGTGATCGCCGCCGCGATATTGGTGCCGACCGTCGCAACGGGATCGGCGGCGGCAACGGGAACGGATACCTTTTGCCCGGCGACATAGAGCGCGAGCTCGCCGGCTTGCGTCGCCGGCGCGGTGACCGTGACGGTGCCGGTTGCGGCAACGCCGGCGCCGGCCTGGCCCATTGGGAGCAAGAGGACCGGCGTCGATTTGTTGAGTTGGAAAAACCGCGCATACATGCGCGCGAGCGGCGAACCAACGCCGGCGAGGTTGTTGGCGTCGGCTTGCGAACCGCACGCGATCGGCACGTCGGTCGGTGCAACGCCGGCGGTGAGCTTGTAGTCAACAAGCAACGCATACTTGTTGTTTGTCGGCGTGCCCGCTTGGCTCGGGTCCACTTCCACATAAATCAAAGGCAATTTCCAGCCCTGAGGAATTTGCGAAAACGAAATCGGCATTTGGTTCTCCTGTTAAGTTCGGGCTTCAAGCCATGCGAGTCGCCTGGCCGCAGACCACGGTTTTCCTTTGGTGAGCGAATTACCCTTCCATCGTTCCGACCGCGCCCGCTTAAACTCATCGGAGTGAACAGGCCGGCCGCGTTTCTTGAGGCTTATCTGTTCTTTTGTTTTTTGAGAGTGAGTAAACCCAAGATGATTTTGTTTACCCATTAAGGCGCGGGCGATTTTCGCGCACGTTTCTTGCGACACTGTCTTGCCAATTTGCGCCACAGAAATTTTGGCGCGTTCCTCGGCTGTTTTCTTTTGACCGAGACGGCCCTTATTTGTGCGGCCGCGGGAGGCGATGCGAAGTTTTTCGATAGTGTCTTGAGAAAGCTTGCGCCCTAATTGAGCGGCCCTTAGTTTCGCGCGCACCGCCTCGGTATGATTTACCGACGGCTTTCCGCCGACCGCTCGATTCCAGCCGATGAACGACGCCGGCCTTAATCGCCACTCGACGGCGCGACATTCTTTTAATGAGCCTTCGGCAATGATCGACGTTGAGAAATTGGGCGGGAAACGCGGATTACGCCGGTGTACCCGCATACGGTATGCAAATTGCCGAGTGACGCCGACATAGCCGTCTCGTTCGGGCGTTACGCATGTTTCGTCGAACAGCCAATAGACGACGTAGTCGTCCGTCATTATTTGCTTTTGGCTTTCTCTTTGTGTTCCGCCCGCGTCTCTGGCGGCGGGTCCTCGGCGACCTCGGTAATGTCGCCGTCGCGGATCAACCGGAATGTGTACTGATCGGCCGTCCATAGGCCGCCGCCGGGCGGCAATTTGCCGTCAATCGGATGCGGCGGGAGATCGTCGCGGTTTGGCGTGACCTGGATTTTTGCCATTGCGTCCTCGCTTGGCTGTGGTGTTGATTTCGCCGGTTTGCATGTTCCATTCCATTTGCACGATCGGCGCATCGGGATTCTGGATCGGTCGCGCGTCGACATGCAGCGTCAGGAAATCGTCGGTAATCGTCGGCTTGAATATCGCGGTGCCGAGATCGGCGGTCATGTCGAATTGCAATTCGAGGATCGGCGTCTCGTTGTCGAGCGCGACCGAGCCGTAAACATGCATCCGCTCGCCGCGCGTGATTCCCTGCAAAAGCTTGCGGTTGAATCCGGTGAGCGTCGTGTCGCACAAGAGGCCGTTGGTGATCTCGGCAAATGCCTGGTCGAGCGTTTCCTCGCCTTGCTCGTTTTCGTTGTCCTGAATGATGACGGAAAACCCGTACCGCGCGCTATCGCGCAAGCGGATATCGCCGGCGTTGCTGTCGCCCTCGGGAACGAGGAGCTCGTTGACGAGATAGACGCCGCAATACGGCAGGTCTTGCGTTTGCACGCGGAGCATCTTGTTTTTCGCAAAGGTAAAGCCGGCAAAAAACGGCATCGCCTTGACGCGGTCGTAAATCGCGTCGCGCACGATCAACGCCGGCGTTTGCGTCATCTGCCCTTGACGAGTTTCAACGCCGGTGTCGGTTTTGCGGTGACGAGCTTGCGGAGCGTGAGCGTCGTCTCGCCGCCGCCGTTGCGCGCCGAGTCGATGACCTCCCAGGTGCCCTCGTCGGGCAACGTGCCGTCGGCGGGGATCGCGATGCGATCGCCCTGCACCGGCACAACGTCAAATTCGGCGTCGCGGACGTCGAGGATCGTGCGTTGCTCGGAGACGATCGAGCCGTCGATCGCGACGACGTCGATCTCGCGCGTATCGAGAATCCCGCGCGCCTGGCCGGCGCCGTTGACAATGATCGCGCGCCCGAACGTGTTTTGCCCCGGCAAATAAACCTGAGCGGAAAAGTCGACCGCCATTTAGGTGCCTTTGCCCTTTTGCCGCTTGTAAACCTTGATCGCGCGATAGCCGCTCGGCGCCACAAACCGCCGGCCCTTTTTGCGTAATTTCGTGATCGTCGTGCCGCGTTGTTGCGCCGATTTTTTCTTTTTGCCTTTGGCCTTGGCCGCGTTGCGGATCGCGGTTTGCAGGTACTTGCCCATTTTCTTGAACGTCGGTTGCGCCAGATAACCGGGATCGGTCGAGCGCAACGAGCGTATCTGGCACCGGCAACCGGGATGATGCGGAAGCTGTTTCTTCGCGTCGCCGTACGAATACGGATTGTGCGCGATCATGTCCTGGCACGATTTGCAAACGCGCGCGTCGTTGGCCGAAACGATGCGGACGAGGTCGGTGTCGTGATAGCGTTTTTTCCAGGACTTGCGGACGCCCTTGAGGACGACGACCTCGTCGGGATGCAGTTTTTCGAGATCGGCGAGGAGCGCGTCGGTGAGGAATTGCTTGATCTTGTCGAGCGAGGGCTCGATCGTGATATTAAACGTCGACTTTTCCGGCACCGCGTCACGCCTCGTAGCGCGTGAAATGCGATAACAAATCATGCACCGCGCGTTGCGCCGGCGTGCCGCCGGTCGTGCCGCCGCTCGAGCGCGCCAGCAAATTCGGATCGAAATAGATAATGCGGCTTTCCTTGTGACCGATCATTCGCACCGTCGCGTCGCCGCGCACGGTCGCGTAATACGCCTCGCGCGCCAGCATGACGCAAGCGTGCTTGAGCGCCGGCGGCGCCTCGTCGGGCAAATGATAGCCGCCGGAATACTCGATAATCGTTTGATCGCCATAAACGCCGCTCGGCAAGGTGAGCTTGCCCCAGAGCGAGTCGAGCAAGAGGCCGTCGGGAGTGGCGACCGCGTTGCCGGCGTTGGTGATCGCCGTAATATCGGTCATTGTCACCGGATAGCGCGCGAGGAATAGCCGGCTTTTCTCGTCGGCCGACAATTCGGTGAACGTCTCGACGACGGTCTCGTAACCGAATACCCGGTTGTTGCAGTAGGCGGCGATCTCGGCCGATACCCGCGTGATGATGCCGGCAAGCAACGGATCGGAAACGGTCGCGGTGATGTTGAGCGCGATCTT